ATTTTATCTACCTTATCATCTGTGAGCGTTATATTAGTTATCTTAGTTATCTTAGTTGACAAATTATATATCTTGTGAGATAATCTAAAACAAATGGCAGTAAATTATGATAAAATTCGTAAAATAATCAGTTCTTCATCGACAAGAGGATTCAAGGGTATGTCCTTGGATGCAGTGGAAGAGATAAACACTGAGATACATGACGCCTCAAAGAAAGAAGCTGAGATAAAGCTTAACAGACGATTTAAGACGCTCGAAGATGTAAAAAGGGATTCTATAAGAGCTGCTAATATTGCCGCAAAAAAGATTTTTACGACAAAAGATTCTGCAAATCCAAAAAATATACTTGAAATATATAATGCTGCCTATTCTACACATGATAACGTTTCAAATAATAGCTTAAACATAGCGAATAGCTCAGACCCTATGATGCAAACAGATGTTACACCTAACATTTGGATTTCACCGTGGGAAGCAGCTACTATGTACAGTCAAAAAGGACTGATAGAAACAGTTTTGAACAAGAAAGCAAAGTCTATTCTGCTTAATGGTATAAAGATTCAAAATCCATATCTTACACCAAAGCAGATTGATAAAATATCGGAAAACTTTTTTGCAAAAGCTTCTGCACAACTCTTATCTGATAATGTACTTAACTCATTAGTGTATGGTGGAAGCTTGGTTTTTCCAATGTTTAAGTATGATACACCAAGTACTATGAACCTTCCTATTAAGACACTTATTAAAACAGGTATTCTTGGTAAAGATACTATAGACAGGTTTATATCACTTGAGCGCTGGAATACAATGATTGTTCCTGCGAAGTCCCCTACGCAGCGTGACTTTGAAAAACCAAACTCTTTTTTTATTCCATACCTCGGTAAATGGGTAGCTGGGAGCAGATGCTCAAGGATTATTACGGCTAAGCAGCCGGGCTGGTTCGGATATATGTTTAACCAAGGCTGGGGATTATCCGATATTGTAGGATACTATAAAGAGTTTTGTGATTATACAATTTCTATTAGGCAGATTCCTCTTATGTTAAAGCAGATGTCTATTCTTGTTAGAACACTTAATCCTGATGGAATACTTGCAACTGAAGGCGGTAATGCGCTCCAGTCTTTCTTAGAAGAAGATACAATTAACCTACGTGAAGTTTCAACTAACAATCCTATTCAAATGGATGTTGTAGGGGAGCTTACATCTATAAACAGAGACTTCAAAGAAGTAGTAAACTTAATGCGACTTTTACAGCAGGACTTTGGTGCAAAAGCAAATGTACCTGCGCCTCTTATTTGGTCGTACGAAAAAGGTGCGTTTTCTTCAGGGGATGATACTGAAGGTCAACTGTCTAAACAGTGGGAAGCTACAAAGTATATGCACAAAGATGTTGAGATACAGCTTAAACCGTTTGCTATGATGATGGTTATAGATACACTTGGTGTAAGCGATGAGGTAATAAAGGCTCTGCCGTATACACAGATAAAGTTTGACACTCCTCTTGTAGCATCTGCTGTAGAGAGAGCTAAAGTAGGCAACTTACTTGCTGAAGCTATGTTTGAATATGTTGGTGCACAAGTACCGATGGATAAAGCATTAGGGATTGTAAGTAATTTTGCAACAGATGATATGTCTATTTCATCTGATATTATGGAAGAGCTTAAGGAAAGACAAGCTAAGCTTGACCTACTTTCACAGGAAAAACAAGAGCTTGAGATTAAGAGACTTAAAAAAGAGATAGAAGTCATGGGTAAACAGCAGCCGCAGGTATCAAGTAGCCCCGAAAAGAAAGAAGGATACAGTAGATTAGAGCAAAAGAGGCACGAAAAGACAAGAGCTGACTTTAGCAAGCGTAAAGAGATGAAAGCTAAGAGTGAAGGTAAGATAAATAAAGTAGTAAAAAAACTAATGGGAGGAGAATAATGGGGGAAAGACCTATTAAACCTTATATAGAGGAAAAAGAAGTAATTTTATGCCGTTCTGGTATACAGTACTACACAAGGGAACAGCTCATAGCTTCTGGTTTTGATGTATCAGAGCTTCCAGTAAAAGATTCTTACGCTGAATATCGACCTCCTGCAGTAGTAGTTAAAGCAAAAGATTTATTCAAGAGGCTTCCTCTTACGAAAGAACATCCTGAAGAGTGGGTAGATGAGGATAACTGGAATAAGCTTGCTGGTGGAACTACAGGTGAAGAAATAGAAGTAGTCGCAATAAATGATGTTGATATAGGGCTTAAAACAACACTTGTATTTAATTCAAAGTCGTTATATAATTATTATGAAAAAGGTAATAAAGAAGTAAGCGTGGGGTATCTTGAAAAAAGAGAGATAGTAAAGGATAATCCAAACTATGATTTAATTATGCTATCTATTGAGGACGTTAACCATTGCGCTATCACGACTGCTGGTCGTGGAGGAAAGAGCGTAGCTATATTAGATTCCATAATAGGAGGAATGAGAAGTATGAAAACTGGTTTATTTCATTTTCTTAGAAGAAAAGGGAAGACAGAAGATTCAGCGGCTCCATTCTCCCCTCGTGTTTTTGCAGCTCTTGATGATGCAAAAGACAAAGAAGGGGAAGAGTTTGAAGCTGTTGTTTCAAGCGTGTTTGATTCTGTTGGATGTCTTAAAGACGGAGAGCAGAAAGAACACTTAGCAGACATGGTTCGGGATGTGTTTAGTAATCCTACTGAAGCCTTAGAAAATAAGGAAGAGCTTTCAAAGATTCTTGATTCAGTATATATTAACATATCTGGTAGCTCAATAGCTGAGATTCGTGAAGCTATGACAGCATCTTCTGCTATAGAAGATTCTGACGGTAAAGGTAAAAACACTAACAATGTTGCTGATACCAAAACAGAAGATAAAAATGAAGATTCTGACGGTAAAGGTAATGTTGATACCAAAACAGAAGATAAAAATGAAGATTCTGATGGTAAAGGTAATGCTGATACCAAAAAAGAAGAAACTGGTACGAAGGATTCAGTCGTCTTGACAAAAGAGGATATTATATCTATCGTAAAAAGTGAAATTGCAAGTGCCCTTGGTACAAATGAAACAAAGGACAGTATTACTGGTGTTGACCTAAGTTCAACGAAAGACTCAAATATTGAACATCTTGCAGACATTGCAGATAGATTATTTGGTTAATGGAGGATTAGAATATGGCTTATGAAGAAACAGGCGCTAGCCTTTCTATGACAAAGAGTGCAGTACTTAAAACAACTGCAACAGATAACGGACTTCTTGAAAAGATTCACGAAGGTGCTTATACTTTCGGCTATACTAAACTTGTACCTGCCTCAGGGGATGCTGGTGTAGAGTTCGGCTCAGGTGCGTGGTATGATGCATCTGAAAAGAACAACACTGTATATGCTGTAAAGCCTTCAGGAGACGGAGCTGTTCCTGTCTTAGCAGGTGTTTTTGTACGGCAGCCTTATATCGCTGCAGGTTTCCCTGCTCGTCCAGACAGAATTGAACCTCATAACAAAGGCTTAATCTGTTACGAAGGTAAAGTTAAGTACAAAACAGGTCTTGCAGCCGATGGTGAAACTGTACAGACGTTTGCAGATGTTCAAGCTGGTTATGGTGCGTATATTTCCGACACTACAGGTAAAGTACACTTTGCTGCATCTGACCCTGATTCTGGTTATACAAAATTCGGAAAGATTATCCGAATGAACCCTGATGACAGCTCTTTTACTGTCAAAGTCAGTTTCTAAGGAGGAAAAGAGAATGGCATCTACAAAAGCTTTCCAGAAAGTACAAAATCTTGTAATTAGTGAGCTTGAAAAAACAGCTCCAAACAGAATGAGACACATCTCTGATGTTTCTATAGGCTTTAGCACTGATAATGCTAAAGGTATAACAAACCCTGCTTTCAAAGTAGGACCGTCAGCTATGCAGCACGCTATTTATGCTTCATGTGATTCTGTTGGAGTTAAAAGACCATATTGGGCTAATGACAGAAAGCAATTCACACGATTTGATATTTCCCCCTCTGTTGTACAGGCTGTACAGGACTCTATAGCTGCAGGTAAAGACCCATCTACTGTAGCAGATACGTATATGTCTTTTGACTCTGAGACAGGACAGCTCGTATTCAAGGCAGTACCAAAAGGAACAAAGGATGCTCTTGTTACAGGACTTGCTGTTCCTTCTTGGAATATCGGGTATATGCAGAAAATCTTCAAACAGCCTTATTACAAGTCTTTTGCAAAGAACCTTGTATCTGTTGAAGGATTCGGTAATCAGTGGGCTGATGTTGTAGGCGTATTCAAAGAAACTTTTGAAGGTAACGCTCGTACAAATGCTGCACAATCTACCTTTGAAGCAAACGCTTCTGACCCTATCTCGAACAAATCCGGCTTGATTGTTTCCAATATTTTCAATATTGCAGTTGACTATGAAATTGGAAATGAAGAGCAGGCTCGTTCAGGTAATGCAGGAGATTTTCTGACAGGTCAGCTTATTGCAGACCGACCGAAATATGCAGACATGGTTATAAACCGTTTACAGGATGTTATCAGATACTTCGGTGTACCTGAAGCTGATGTAATCGGTCTTACAGGCGTAAATGCTATCACAGACTATTCAGGAACTTCGTTTGCTTCGATTATGGCTGGCTCTTCTACTACAAAAGGCGCTGAAATCATACAGGCATTATATGCAATAATCGGTGACTTTTTACAAGGCATGAGCTATATGCCGACTGAATTAAAGATTAACTGTTCAACCACTGTTTTCCGTGCATTGACAACCACTCTTTACTCAGACAGCTTCAACCCAGCTTCCCCTATCAGTATCATATCTGAGAACATGATAGGTGGTGTATCTCCTGCTATTGATGGCGTTAAACAGTGCAAGTATTCTATCACTGCTGATGCTATGCTTGATGCAGATTCACCGTACAATACTGTTGCTGCAGGTGATGACCTTTTCATTATCACTGCACCTTCAATTGGTTCTGCCCTTGAAGACCAGACAGGTTTGGTAATTTCACCTGAACCATTGTCACGGTTTATCGTTCCTCCGATGTATCAGAGAAGCGGTTATTTGTATACAATGTATACAAGAATGGGTGGTTTAATCACACCTATCAAAGCTGCGGTTAAAGTTTATAAAGGTATTGGAGTACAAGAATAATGGAAAAAGGTAAAGGAAAGTACATAAAAAATACGACTGACTATGCGTATGCCCTTGAAGTAAGATTTAAGGGCGAGCTTAGTGCGAGCCTCGTGAAAGAGTTTAGACCTGAAACTATGGATGGGCAAAGCGGTAAGATTCTTCATAACGGTTTTACGTTTGTTACAAATGAAGAATACGAACAGCTCCAAAAACACACAAGGTTCGATAGTTATGTTAAAAAAGGTATTTTTGTTGAGTATGATAAACTTCCAGATGAAGTTGTTACACTTGATGAAAAATATGCAGCTC